CCGACCAGACCGGATCACGTACTGCCAGCGTCACGGTTTCCGTCACCGTCAGAACGCCGGGGCCCGTCTCGTCTCCCGAGTACGTCGGGGTGAACTGCGTCGCGGTGGCGTCGTGGGTGACACCGGCGTTCTTGTAGTGAATCTTGAGCGGGTTGGTGGCCGAGATGGCCGAGAACTGCACGGGAGATCCCGCCGACAGGTCGGGGCGGCGCGAGGTCGTGAGACCGTTCAGCCGAGCGACCGTGATGGTGGTGCCGGACGCCTGCACTGCCGTGCAGACCGTCTGTCCACTCAGGCCTGCGTTGTACAGGCGGTCACGCACGCAGCGGTTGAGCGACTGCGCGGCATGCAGCCCGAGCTGGTGCACGTTGTTGGTGAACAGGTTGGCGATGGCCACGATGCTCGTCGGCATGCTGGTGTCGGGGCAACGACCGGCATACTGGTGGAGCTGCATGTTCCACTGTTCTTTTTCGTAGTCGATCGCTTCCGGCTCATCGCGCGGGTTCAGCGGGTTGGTGGTGGGGGCCATCAGGCCGTTCCCCGTGAAGACGAACTGATCGCCAGCCTGGCCGGGTTGCAACACCGGGGCCGCTTCACCGCGGAACAGGTTGCGCGGGTACAGTGCGTCCTTCATCTCGCGGATGAGGGCGTTGTCTTGCACGAGGGCTCGAATCGTCGGATCTTGCTGAATGACTGAGAAGTCCATGGGTTCCTCTTTCTGTGTTGGTGATTCCTGCTAGCCCCCGTGCCCCTGCCTTACCCCAGCCCGGTCGATGCGCTGCGAAGGCCCTTGTTGCGCTTGTAGACCTCGAACTGCTGCTTGGTCATCGACATGACGTCGACCTTGCCGGCTGATCCGGCCGCTGCGGCGGTGGCGCCTGACCTGGGCGCCGTGTGCGATCCTGGAACGGCCCCGGTGGTGCCCGTGGTCGCGGGGACCGTGACTTCTCCGAACAGGTGCGGGTGATTCTCGCGAAGGCCGTTGAAGTACGCCTTCTCGTCGAGCTTCGCCAGCTCCTCTTCGCTCTTCCCTTCCTGTTCCCGAAGGTACAGGGTGATCGCGTAGTCGGTGTCTCGGATGCCGCACCCGAAGGCGATGCGCTCCAGATTGGCCTTGGCCTCGATGGCGTTGGCCCGGTTCTCGGCCTTGCGCCTGCGCTGCTTTTCGATCGTCAGTACCCGTTCACGCTGTTCGTCCGCGCGCTTCCATTTGGCCTTCTCCTGCTCGTACTTCGCCATGGCCTGACGGTCATTGCGATTCTTGGGCGGGAGTGGAGGTTGTTCGGTCGTCGCGGGGGGTACTGGCGGTTGGGCCCGCTGGCCCTTGGGGGCTGCCCGCAGGGCATCCAGGTGCTGGAGCATGGCCGCGTGGTCGGCGAAGCCTCGTTCCGTTGCCTGCTTGTCCAGCTCGGCCTGAAACGCCAGTCTTCCCTTCGTCTCTGCCTTCTTCAATCGTTCGGAGAAGACGCGAATCGGGAGAACGACGTTCTTGCCTTGCTGTGCGGGTTGTTCCGCCGCTGCCGGCGGAGTGGCTGCTACTGGGGTGGGTGGTGGATTCGCTGCTGGTGTCTCTGCTGCTACTGGCCCTGGCATGACTCGCTCCTTGTGGGGCTACTCGTTTTCATCGCGGTCACCTGCTGTATCGTCGCAGTCATCACGAGTTGACGACTTCAACGGGCGGGCACTCGCAAGTATTCGAGTCACGTTGTGCGGGACAGAGGCGCCCTCGGTGGATCCGAGGCTGGCGTATGTCCCGCGGTGGTTCATTGTTTCAATCGTTCCGGCGACTACTCCGGCATGGAGCGCAGGAGGCACGAGACCCTCTGCGTCAGGTCGCTCTTGGCGTAGATCACGTCGCACGCCGTGACGGCGTCAGCGATCGCGAACTTCAGGTTGACGCCGCCGTCCCAGTACACTTCGCCGGTGGCGAGCGTGTGGCCGGAATCGCGGATGAGCTTCTTCACGCCCGTGGCGCTGCCCGAGTTGACCGCGGTGGCATTGACTGTGATGAGGCCGTTCGTGGTCGGGGCCTGTGCGAGCGGCGCACATACGCCCGTGGCGTACGCGACGGCGAGGCCCGTCTCAGTCGCACCACCAATGGTCCCGGCGGTGTTGATGGTCGCCATCTCGGAGCGCAGAGCGAAGATGTCGACGACGGCCTGCCCCAGTTTGGTGGCCAGTGCCGTGATGTCGACCACAGCCGCCCCTAGCTTGGCATTGATGGCACCGATGTCGGTCACGCACGCGTTGATCGTCGTCTTGTTGGCGTTTCCCAGTAGCGCCAACAGCGTCTGGTCGGCCTGGACATAGGAAGCCGCGGCGGTCGACACCGCATTGGAGGCCGACACTGCCGTCGCAGTGAGCACGGACGTAGCCAAGGTCGGGGTGACGGCGCCCGACGCTGTCACGGCCGAGATGGTCGTGTTGGCGTTGCGGGTATCGAGCAAGATCGACAGGATGTCGCCCAGGGGCGCCCTGACTCCGGCGTCATTCAACACGCCGGTCTTGGTGCTGTTCAGGTTGTCGCGAACGGTACTGACTTTCGTGGTCGTGCTGGACATGTGAGAATTCTCCTCAGTGGTTTGGGTTCCCCGTCGCGACTAGTCGGTGCCGCCCGAGGTCGGTTTGAACGGCAAGGGCCGCTCCTTCAGCGGCATGGCCGTGGAAGCTGTGTCGGTGCTCGGCTCTTCGCTCTTGGGCGTGCCGTGAGTGGCGTCGTATTCCTTGATCGGATCGCGGTTCTCAGACATTTGGATCTCCTAGTTACTTGCTGCGCTTCGCGAACGGCAAACGACGCTCGCTCGCCGGCTTGGTGCTGCCGAGCAATGGTTTCTCAACTTGTGACGCCGCCTGTGCGCCCGGTCCGACCGGGTGACCGTCGGGAGCCGCGTGCTGGGTGTCCGACTGAATCCTCGACCCCGAAAGCGCCATCGCGCGACGACGGCCAGGAGACATGGGACTCTGGTTCAGGCTCATGTGCGTTTCCTTTCGGGGGCCACGAAGACCGGCTTGTTCCGCGGATAGCCCGGGATGGTCGACGACAACGCCTGGGGCTTCACGACAATCTTGGCGTCGGGTCCCTTGCCCTCGACCTTCAGGCCGCTCTCGGGCGCGGGATTCTCTTCGCCGTCCGGTTCCTGAAGAAACCGCGGGTCAGCCGGAGCGGCCGTTCGTGACAGGTCGCTGTTGACCGTCCCGATAGCCGACTCGGCCTGTGGCCGCTTGAGGTTTCCCGGCATCACTTGGCCTCGCCCTCGTCGGGCTCTTCCTCGGGCGGTCCCTCGGCGGGGCCGCCGGATTCACCGTCGTCCTGCTCCTCGCCTTCATTCTTGTCCCCACCTTCCTCGCCACCCTCTTCTTGCTGCTTGCGAACCGCGCGGCACCAGCCGACGAACCCGTCGACGTCTTCAATGTCGAGCTCTTCGCCGAGGCTGCGGAAGTCCTTCTTTCCAGCTTCCTCGGTCCACGCGCAGAAGGCGTGGATCTTGTCGGCGTCGACTTCCTCTTCGAGCTGCTCGACGCCCGCCTTGGGCTGCGCGTCGGTTCCCGTTCGGAACTCGTCGATGATCTCGTTGATGGTGGCGACCGCCGCCTTCAGGTCGGCCGCGACGGTCTCGACGGTGGCTTCTTCGTCGGAGCCTTCGTCGCCCGCCTCTTCCTCGTCACCGCCAGCTTCTTCGTCCGCCGTGCCTTCTGGCTGGTCCTCCTCGTCGTCGTCCGCCTGGGGAATCGACGTCTGGGAGTCTTTCATCAAGTCCTTGAGCTTTCGCGGATCTACAGCGCTGGTCATGGTCGTGTACCTCAAAGGAACCACGACCGAAAAAGAGCGTCAACAAATCGGCGAGTGATTGCGGGCGGTTAGGCGACATCGCTCAAGTTGCACTTGAACAACTTCACGAGGTTACGATGCGCACCGCTTTACAAACGACAAAATGACCAGTAACGTAGCTCCTCGCATGGCCACAAACTCACCGCCGGCCGCTGTCATTCGAGCCGCGAGAACACTTGAACGCTACGAGGTGCGCGAGCTGCTGAGGGTCGCGCCGAATCGGGATGCCAGCCTCGTGGGGCCGGCCCGGCTACTCGATGCGCTCAGAGCCTGGCGCGCGGTGTTTGATCCGCCGAAGGTACGTGTCCGGCGGTTCGACATCGCTGCGCTGAAGCGCGCTCGCGGCTATTCACTTGGGGCGCTGGCAGCTCGGCTTCACGCGGAAGAACTCGACTGGACCACCATCGCCAAGGTCAACGGGCTGAAGCCGAAGGCGCGGGCTCGGCGGTTCGACGTCGCCGCGTTTAAGCAGGTAGCGAAGAAGCTGCGGACGATTTGAGTTCGCGCCACGCCTTCCACCGGGCCCGGGCCGCCTTGCGAGCGCGCTTCTTTCGCTGAGCCGGCGTGAGCTTCGCGGCGCTGGCTTTGCCGCCCTTCGAGGCGCCCAGCTTGGCCAGTACGCGAGCGGCCTTGGTGGCGGCGGTCGTCATCGATCCACGTCGCGCCCGGGAGGCCCGCCGTTGTAGCCCGGAGGACGCCCGCAGTAGCCCCTTGGCATGGTGGGGAGAGGCGGATCGCCGTCTTCGAGCATAGGGCACGGCAGTGCGATCATGTCGACCTCCTTGGCCCTGGCCTGAGCCTGGCCCATGTCCAACCACGCGGAGTCGATGGCGTTGCAGCAGTGAACAACATAGATGGTCTTCATGGGGTGCACACAATATCGTATTCAGGCTTCCCGTCGTCCGGGTTGAACGGTGCTCCCGTCCTGATGTCGGTGCAGCGCGGGTACTCCAACCACAGCAGCTCCTGCCACAGGTCGCGGATCGTGAAGCCGGCCGCAGCCAGTCCGTGCTGGTGAACCTCCATGACCATGATGGGGCGGCATCGCAGAATCGTCAGACGAGCCCCGCGCAGCGCCAACACCTCGTGGCCCTCGACGTCCCACTTGATCAGCGCAGGCGACAGGCCGAATGAGTCCAAGGAAACGACCTTGATCGGCACGTCACCGCCTGCAGCGATCTGACTTGCCCCGACGTTGCCGCTCTTCGCGATGGTTAGGTCTGCCTTGCTGTCGCTCAGCCCGCAGTTGTACATCCGCACGTTCAAGCCGCCGCAGTTCTCCCGCAGACACGCGAAGCTCTCGGGCTGCGGCTCGAATGCATGAACCAACTCGGCCTTGGTGGCGTACAGTGCCGCGTGGTCGCCCAGTGATGCCCCTGCGTCGACGACGACCGAGCCCTCGGGGATGAGTTTCAGCACCAGATCTGCCAAGCCCGCTCGGTCGGCGTCGAGCCGCTTGTCTTCCTCGATCCACCGGCTCAGGTGCGTGTCGTCCCTGAGGATCGCGATCTGCTGCTCACCTTCCTTGCCGGGAATTGTGCCGGGGGTGTGGATGATCACGAGTTCATCTCGCTTGGCATAGGCATAGCGACATGATACGCTTCGCGTATGGAAAAGCACCTACTAAGTTTCTCCAAACCGGCCGACGCGTGGTTGCGCAAGGAGGCCGCCCGCCTAGGAATACCGCTGACGGAGCTGGTGCGAAGGCTCGTGGATGAAAAGCGAGTGGCTAGCCGATGAGGATCTGCATCTGCGATAACGAATCCGTGCGTCTCTCGAAAATCAGGCAGCGTTTCTTTGCGAAGACGAAGCTTGCCGATTCCATCAGACCGGGCATGACGACTCCGTGCCTGGAATGGCAGGCGGCGCTGGATCATCATGGGTATGGGAGACTCAGCAGCCGTCTAGGACGCGTCGGCAGCTGGGAAAGTGCCCACCGCGTAGCATGGGAGTTGGCTCACGGTCCAATCCCCGAGGGGCTGAAGGTGCTGCACAAATGCGACAACCCGCCCTGTGTTGCCGATGAGCACTTGTTTCTCGGAACGATGAAGGACAATACCAGGGACATGATGGCGAAGGGCCGGCAAAGTGCTCCGCCTCATTTCTGCGGCGAAGAGCACTGGTCACGTCGGCGCCCGGATCGCATAGTGCGCGGCGATGCGCATTGGTCCCACTTACACCCAGAGCGCATGGCGCGCGGAGAACACAGCGGCTCACGCTTGCATCCGGAGTCTCGCCCACGCGGAGAAGGGCACAGTAGATCCAAACTGACCGATGAGAAGGTGCGCTCTGTCTTCCAGCTTCGCGCCCAAGGATGGACCGTACTTCGACTTGCCGCCGACTTCGGGGTGTGTGTTAGGAACATCTACGACATCCTCGCTCGCAAGACGTGGAAACACGTGGAATTGGAGGTGCAATCTTGAAAATTTTCTGTGTGGGTTTCCCACACACTCAGACCATTGACCCGACCGACGAGAGCCTCGTGAACCTGTGCCCGTTCACTGAACAGGTCTGGTACTTCGCCAAGATGATGGTCGACCGGGGACACGAGGTCATCCACATTGGGAACCCTGGGAGTCATCCGCCGAAGGGCTGCGAACACGTCGACGCCATCACGGAAGACTACTGGCGCGTCCTGTACGGCTGGCGGAAGCCCGAGGAGCCGTTCGTCACCGCCCGCGACAACGCCTACGGGCACCAGTGGAACCTGTATCAGGACAACGTCAAGAAGATCATCCAGGAGCGCGGTGGTGATCCGTACACTTCGATCGTCTCGTGTCTGTGGGGCCACAATGGGTGCGTGAAGGACGTCCCGCAGATTGTCGTCGAGTGCGGCATCGGCTCGCCCTATGCGTTCGCGGCCTTCAGGATCTACTTGTCGCACGCCTGGAGGCACTACCACGAGGGGCTGGAGCAGAACTGGGGCGGCGACAAGTGGTATCGCCAGGTCATCCCCCTGGGCATCAACATGGACATGTTCGGGCCCGTGACCGAGAAGAAAGACAACTTCTTCCTGGTGCAGACCCGCATGCTGGAACCGAAGGGCGTGCGGATCGCGGTGCAGGTGGCGCGCGAGCTGCAAACGCCCATCGTGTTGACGGGCCGCGGAGATGCGTCGTCGTTCGTGGCCGAGTGGCCCGTGGGGGTCATCGCCGCCGGGATGTCGTCCAGCAGGGTGCGGCGCGACCTGATGAGGCGGGCAAGGGCGCTGTTCTCTCCCTCGAGGTACGTCGAACCCTACGGGGCCGTCGCGCTCGAAGCGATGGCGAGCGGCTGCCCGGTGATCTCAACTGACCTCGGCGGGTACGTCGATACCGTGGTCGATGGCTACACCGGCTACCGCTGCAACACGTTCGCGGAGTTCGTCCGGGCGGCTAAGCACGTGGACAAGATCAACCCGCATGTGTGTCGCGAGTGGGTCGCGAAGAACAACAGCCTCGCGGTGATAGGCGAGCGCTACGAGCGGTACTTTGAATCGCTCTTGCGGCTCAGGGAGCGCAAGACCTGGGTGGATTGCCCGGAGGGATTCGCCGATGTGCCACCGAGCCCGCGCGCCGACTACTCGATGTTCAAAACCCCATGACATGACTCGTAATATAAGACGCATCATCGCTCGCGCACGGATAGCTTCTTCCCCCACCTCAGCACCTGTCTGCACGAACGCGAACACGTTTTGGACGTATGCTCCCCGCGAAACCTGCACTCGAAAGCCTTCGCGCAAACGGAGCAAACCCGCCCGACCATTCGGTACTTCAAATCGGTACTCTCCTGCCCGCCTTGTATCTCCACCCCCGGCCGCCCCATTCCTTTTTCCACGGTAGGATCGTGGCGCGATCGTTTGGACGGTTGGGGGGGAACTCCCACGACTTGCCCACCAGGGACTCGCTCACGTTCACGTTTCCTTTCGCGTCGGGGTAGGGAGCGGTCGGCGGCATGAAAAACAACCCTCCCGGCTTCGCCACCTGCCCCGCTAGACTGATGCTATCAACTCCTACGCGATCGTCAAGTGGTTGCCCATCGGGCCCGCAAAACTCGGTCCACTGCTGTTCGAGAGCAACGTCCTCTTTCGCGATTTCCTTGATACCCTCCGCGTGCGTCGAATTGCATGCCCACGCCGACTCCGTTCTCGCTACCATCTCGGCTCTCCAGAACTCTCCTCCGATGACCTCATGCACGCGTCCGATCGCTCCGTCGAGTGTCTCGCCCGATGCAGCCGACAGCGCCATGGCGTCCTGGGCCTTGTCGATCACGATCGCGCCATACCGCTTGATGCTGGTCTTGTGCTGGCGCAGGAGCGAGCTTCGGCTCTTGTCGATGACCCCCGCGAACCGCGCAGCCTCCTCGATTGGCAGCACCGGCGCGTGGCCCGTGAAATGGCGCTCGAGGCGCTTGTAGTTGCGCACCAGCGTGTGTAGTGATTCGACCTGCGCTTCCCGGGTGGCGGCGTTGAGCTCGCCCAGCATCGCGTCGTCGATGTAGATCTGCCCCGACTTCAACTGCGCCAGCGCCATGTGGAGGTGATGGGCTGTGAAGCTCGACGAGCCCCGGCCCAGTCGCTCCAGCTTGGCCAGCACCTCAGCCGAGGCCTTCTCGTAGAGGTTCCGCAGTCGCTCTACCGACCCACGATCAATCAGCCGGTCGAGTGTTTTCCGGTGCGCTGAAACGACCTGATCGTACAGGGTCTCCGCCACGCATCACCGCCCGATGCTGGTGGCGTACGCCTTCTCTGCGGCCTCGACGACGTCGTGGCAGCGCTGCAGCGCCTTTCGTTCGATCTGACGGATCCGCTCTTTCGTGAGACTCACCAGCCGGCCCACGACCGACAGGCTGTGAGAGCCGCGCTCCGCCACGTCGAGCACGCATGTTTCCGGCATCTGCCAAACTTCGACGCCCGGGCAGTTATCCATGAGACCCCCCCACGTGGTGACGTCGAGCTTGAGGTGAAACTTGCAGCTCACGAATGGGCAGGGCCGCTGACCACCGGTGCAGTCGGACCGGCTGAGCGGCCGCATGACGCCGCGGGGATACGCGCACTCAGGATCTTGTGCCGCCTCATTGACCGAGCGCCGAAGCTGTCGGAGTGAGACGGTCTTCAGCATGCGCCGGCCAGCCTGCGCGTGAACGCGAGTCCACATTCTGGATTGGCGCAAACGATTTTCATTCATCCCCGGGCATAGGTTGTGGCCGCTCACCGTCGTCGATGGCCCGTTCCCTTTGATGACATGCGTCATGACATGCACTGCATAAAACGTGCATTGCCTCGGGCTTGTTCACGTGACCCAGGGCGATCCCTTTCTTAAGGTCCTTCCGTCGACGCGCGCCGGGGTTGGCTGCGATTTCCTCTGCGTGACCCGAGATGTGATCGAGCGTGATTAGCTTCTGCGGCGCCGGGCAATCCTCGTTGTCGCATCGCCATTTTCCCTTGCGGAAGATTCCCAAGCAAAATGAAGGCGGAAGATTCCCCTCGCCGTTGTTGTCCAACGTGGCGCCAGCCGCCTTGGCCTCGCGCCGCATCTTCTTGAGCGCCAATCGCTCTTGCGCGTTCCAACGTGGCTTGTCGTCGCGTGGCTGCTGGTCTTGTTTGCTCTTGGCGTACTGGACGGAGGCTTGTCCCATGGCGGCTAGTGTACACCCGGGCCCGTGTGCCAGTCCAACACCGATGCGGGAAGGTACCGTTATCTAGCCGGCGCCGGTCTT